CTGATAATGATCGCAAACGCGGTATAAATATTGTTGATTTAGTAAAGGAGTAAAGGAGTAAACATAAATGAAAAAGAAATTAATAAGAAAAGATAGAGGATATTGGGGTGATCTGACCAACATCTGTGGTGACCTGACCAGTGTCTGGGGTGACCTGACCGATGTCCAGGGTGATCTGACCGATGTCCGGGGTAATCTGACCCGTGTCTGGGGTAATCTGACTCATGTCCAGGGTAATCTGACTAACATCTGGGGTAATCTGACCCATGTCCAGGGTAATCTGACCAACATCTGGGGTGACCTGTTTCATGTCCGGGGTGATCTGACCGATGTCCGGGGTGATCTAACCAATGTCCGGGGTGATCTGACCAACATCTGTGGTGACCTGACCAGTGTCCGGGGTGATCTGGCCAACATCTGTGGTGACCTGACCGATGTCCAGGGTGATCTGACCGATGTCCAGGGTGATCTGACCCGTGTCTGGGGTAGTCTGATCCATGTCCGGGGTGACCTGTCCGGTGTCTGGGGTAATCTGACCGATGTTTGGGGTGACCTGACTAATGTCCGGGGTGATCTGACCGGTGTCTGGGGTGATCTGACCAATGTCCGGGGTGATCTGGCCAATGTCTGGGGTGACCTGTCTGGTGTCTGGGGTGATCTGACCAACATCTGTGGTGACCTGACCGGTGTCTGTGGTGACCTGACCGGTGTCTGGGGTGACTTGGACACCTGTGAGATATCTGATAATGATCGCAAACGCGGTATAAATATTGTTGATTTAGTAAAGGAGTAAAGGAGTAAACATAAATGAAAAAGAAATTAATAAGAGAAGATAGAGGATATTGGGGCAATCTGTCTTGTGTTTGGGGTGATCTCAACAACGTCCGAGGTGACCTGATCCATGTCCGGGGTAATCTAAACAATGTCTGGGGTGATCTGTCCTGTGTCTGGGGTGATCTGACCGATGTCCAGGGTGATCTGACCGGTGTCCGGGGTAATCTGACCCATGTCTGGGGTGATCTGACCGATGTCCGAGGTGATCTGACCGATGTCCGAGGTGATCTGACCGATGTCCGAGGTGATCTGACCGGTGTCTGGGGTGATCTGACCGGTGTCCGGGGTGATCTGACCGGTGTCCGGGGTGATCTCAGCAACGTCCGGGGTGATCTCAGCAACGTCCGGGGCAATCTGTCCGGTGTCTGGGGTGATCTCAGCAACGTCCAAGGTGACTTGTCCGGTGTCCAAGGTGACTTGTCCGGTGTCCAAGGTGACCTGTCCGGTGTCTGGGGTGACTTGGACACCTGTGAAATATCTGATAATGATCGTAAACGCGGTATAAATATTAATGATCTAATAAAGGAGTAATATGTCATACATAGAAAACCCAAAAACAAAAGGCAGTGGTATCTATTGTGCAATACCACAAGAATACGAACCTTGTCGGCGTAATTGTAAAAACTGCTTTTATCAAGGCGGCCGGTCTTATCTCGAACCTTTGGCACAAAATTTACCAAATATGCCGCCTAAAGAAATATTGGACAATTTCGTAATTCGAGTAAACGACGGCCTAGACAGTTGTCAAAATGTTTACGATGTAATAGATAAAACTAGAAACATACCAAATAAATTTTATAATACTGCAAGTTATGCACCTTATTTATTTAACTTGTTAAGTGAATGTGGACCATATGTTTTAACTCTTAATCCAGGCGATATGACTGATGACGAGATCTACTATCCTTTTATCCAGATGAACCATAAACCAATGGCAGTACGGTTTAGAGCAAACATGTGGAATAGGGATCTTTTAAATGTTGCCATACAATTATGGTGTAAAGACTTCGGTGTACCACTAATAATAACATTTATGCGGTACTACGAAGAAGATCCACATATTAAAAAATACCCTGCATATTATAATAAAAAGGAACATATCCTGAATCCTTCCTGGTCTGTTAATGACGCCGGTTGGTCAAACATATCTGTACTTTATTGGACATATGATTTAGTGTTTACGTGTGGTGCTGGACCGGATCTACATCTATGTAAGGATTGTGGTATATGTTTACAGCTCTATTGGCAAGATATGGTGAAACGTTATGAGCAAAATTTCTAAGGCCGAACAACAGATAAAAAGACTTCGAGTACTTATCTCCGAGACAGGAAAAGATTTAGTACAACTAAAAGCCCTAACTAGTGTAGCGAAAGAACTTGAAGAATTGCGCGAAAAATACAACTTTTTATATCAAAAACTAAACTTATTAGAAAGAGTATTTTCGATAGAAGCCGATCTAAAGGCACAACAAATTGTTGTTACTATAAAAAGAATAAAATACGAATTAAATTCGCCGGTTGAAATAAAGCGCCGGCATGACAAGGAACAGCATAATGTTACCACCAAAAATAAAAGCAAGCCGAGATCGTAAGTGGCAAGTTTGGGTTACGCTTCTTGCTGCAGGTGTAACAGGTCAGGTCATTGTAAAAGGTCTATCTAATATACCGTGGTTTTTTAATGTTAAAGTACGGATTATAGATATGATTGGATTTGTCAATGATGCCTGGAAAGAGTATCGTAAAAAGTTGGAACAAAACGATGTATGATATCTTCATAGTTGGATTTTCGTCGGGTGTAATAGTGACCGGACTCTTGATCTGGTGTTGGGCTTTTATAACTAGACAGGACAATAGATTATGATACATTATCAAGATTTAGACGGTAAAAATTTAGATTTAGAAAATCTAAAAACTACTGATATCAGCATTGAACATATTGCTACGGCACTGTCACATCAATGTAGGTTTAATGGTATGATAAAAGAGTTTTATTCTGTTGCGCAACATAGTTATCTTGTTGCCAGGATGCTTTTTTATGACTATAAAGATCGTAAACTTGCTAAGTGTGGGCTGTTACATGACGCTGCAGAAGCATATATTGGTGACATTATTACACAAATAAAAGAAAAAACATCAGGTATAATGAGACTTGAAGCAATAGTACTAGAACCTATTTTGAAAAAAGAAGGTATTAGTAAGCTATACATCGAAAACATAGATCTGATACATAAATATGATAAACAATTATTAGAATTTGAAATGCAATATTTTTATGGAAAAGCTTCAAAATTATTTGATACCTATCCATCGAACGATATTGTATCTAAACAGCTTTTTTTGAGAAATTATTATTTTTACAATCAGATTGAGGTGTTACCGTGACAGATGACAAGAGGGACTACACAGCAAAATATGATCAAGGGAAGACCGATTGGTCCTTATTACCGTGGAAACCTATTGAACAAGCGGCGCAAATAATGACTGATGCCATCAACATAAAAGGCTACGGCCGTGATTCGTGGCGTACTGTAAAAGGCGGACAATTTCGGTATTGGTCAGCGGCATTAAGGCATTTATTTGAACGGTTTGTTTTAGGCAATATAATAGATCAAGAATCTGGTTATCATCATCTTGCGCACGCATTGTGTAATATAGCTTTTGTTTGTCAGAAGGATATTGAGCATTTTACTGATATGAACCCTTTAGATCATAACTTCTATGATAGGGACATCTGAGTAACTATGTGGACCGATGAACAAATAAAAGAAATATTAGCCTTGTCAAGACGGCTTTATGAAGCTATGAAACCGCATAATCAATTTATAGAAGATGGTTTGATCAGACGATTGTTGTTGGTATTAGAACAATATTATGAACCAACACCTGACCAAGACCCAGACAAAAAACAAATCGCATAAAGGAGCAACTATGCATTGGAAAACCCGGCAACGCAACAAAACCCGTAACCGTAAGCCACCACGTGTAAAACGAGCCGAGCGAATACATCGCCGCGCAACCACGGTCGAAATAGAAGATATAATAGAGTACAATCTATCCGAAGAAGTTGCTTTACGTATACATCGGCAACGCGTAAAAAAGTGGTTTGGGAGTCAAAACAATATAACTGAAGAAAAAATAAAGAATTTATGCCGTTTGGTTTTGGTACAGGAGTAAAGAATGGCCTATCAAATAATACACGGTGATTGTATAGAAGTACTCAAACAATTCAACGATAATTGTATTGATGCACTTGGAACAGATCCACCGTATGGTTTATCTTTTATGAATCGAGCATGGGATAAAGAGCTTCCAGGTACTGAATATTGGGAGGCATTTCTTAGAATCCTGAAGCCAGGTGCTCACGGTGTTGTCATGGGAGCACCTAAAAAGGCGCACCGACTTGGTTGCATTATTGAAGATTCTGGTTTTGAAATTCGAGACTGTATCATGTGGCTATACGGAAGCGGTTTTCCCAAAGGCTGTAACGCAGCGTTGAATCTTGATAAGCATTTTGGACACAGTAATAGAGGTCAAGCTATACCGACGGCGAGTACTTATCAAGCTTCCGACACGGAAAAGAAAAACAAACTTCAGAGTAACGCGGTCGGAAAATACGTGCCAATTACGGATCAAGCTAAAGAATGGGACGGGTTTCATACAGGCTTGAAACCAGCATATGAGCCGATCTTTTTGATTCGGAAACCTTTGATCGGAACCGTAGCAGAGAACGTATTAGAGTATCGTGTAGGGGTTTTGAACATAAACGCTTGCAGGGTAGGTGAAGAGCCCGTTACAATAAACCGTTTTAATGACGGTATGAAGCCTTTTGGAAACGGTGCAGGTCATGAATACACATCTGATGAGTCAAAAGGCCGTTGGCCGGCCAATATCTGTCATGATGGTAGCGATGAGGCTCTTGCTGGTTTTCCTAAAAAGAAAGGAAAAGTAAAAACAATAAAAATGAAAGCAGGGAATACAAATGTAGTTTATGGAAAATATGATAAAAATTATGAAGGGTCTTATTTACAAGGCGGTTCTGTAGATCGATATTTCTACTGCTCAAAAGCTTCCCGAAAAGAAAAAGAAGCTGGGCTCGAAGCTTTTGATCCGATCAACGTCACAGATGGCCGTAAAATACCACCAGACAATGGTTTTCAACGTGGTAAGACCAAGAGACATAACACGCACCCTACCGTTAAGCCTATTTCTCTGTGTCGCTGGCTCTCACGGCTCATCTGTCCGACGGGAGGGACTTTGATAGATCCTTTTGCAGGCAGTGGAAGTTTAGGAATAGGGGCAATCCTGGAAGGATTTAACTGGATCGGCATAGAACAACAACAAGAAGATATTAAAATATCAGAAGCAAGATTGGAATATTGGTATGGGACAAGACGATAAAAAAGCACCTCATGATACTGTATATGTATGTTCTGTTTGTGGCAGACGATCCTATGACAGGAAAGGATACTTCAAAGTAAATCAAACTTGGGATGAAAGTTGCAGAATACACTCAGTATTGTGTTATAGAGATTCTTTAATTATAAAAGATGGTTTAGTTGTTTCGGGAATAGCAGCAGAAGATTTTTAATATGGTAACAACGACTGATATTAAACTACAAGTTTCAGCAACACAAATTAACGAATACATGACGTGTAAACGTCGGTGGGTTGCCGGTTATCTACTTGGCCTAAAACAGCCACAAACAGAAGCTATGGCTTTTGGTGAAGCTGGACACAAGATGCTTGAAACCTATCATAAGACCGGTACGCCACCAGATGTTACCCAGCCATGGCAATTTACAAAAGATAGCAGAATACGCTATCCTGGACTGTCAGCCAAAAAAGCGTTGAAACACATTCCACCACCAGGAACAGGCCGATCTGAACACGGTTTTTCTTTTGTAATAAAAGGTTTTAAATTCGTTGGATATATAGATCTCGAATGGTTTCAATCTGAAACAGAACTTTATGTTACAGATTATAAATTTGTATCTAGTTATCAAAGTGCTCTGGATGCTATGACATTAGCTGATAATGTACAGGCTACTATCTATGCGACTAAGGCAATAATTGAGCATAACGTTGATAGTGTAAACCTTAAGTGGATTTACGTTTTATCTACAAAAAACCCGTCGGCAAGACCAATTGAAACTATGCTTTCAAAAAATCAAACAGGTAAACAAATGCAAAAACTATTACGGATCTGTGAAGAAATGTATAGTTTGAAACAAGAAATACAGGAAATACGATCAAAAAACGATAAAGACTATAACGAAATATTAAACATAATACCACCTACAATGCAATCTTGCTCACGATATGCTGGATGCTATTATATTAATCGGTGTAATTTTACACCAGAAGAAATGATGAAGGGAGATTTAGAAGAAATGGATCAGAATTTATCAGATAAATTAAAGGGACTTGGTTTGGAACAGTTTATTAAGACAACGACAGAAACGCCGTCTGAAAAACCTGCACCACCACCAAAAGAAAAAGAGACGACGATAGCACCATCTAACGGCAAACTAGACCTGTCACAGTTCATGAAAACACCGGTTGTACATACAGATCAGAAGGTCGAAAAACAAGCTGAACGCGCCCCGGTCGTACAACTGAACGCACCAGAACACTACGAACAGACAGCACTTACAGAAACAGCCGTTGTGGATAAAGTCAAAAACCTACTTACAGAAGAAGAGATCAAGGTCTTTTTGAATGTAGTAAAAAAGGTACTGACAAACCTATAAGAACAATGGACTACATCGTGCCAACAAACGAGTTTATTCGGATCAAAAAACTGCCTAGAAGACAGTTTGATCCGAACGACTCTGAACTGTTAGCAATTCGTGATATGTTAACAGGTTGGTTAAGAACTACAGAAGGTACTCAAGAATTGTTGCCTATTCAGGCTTTTGCTCTAAACGAGTTTTACAATTACGGTGGTTTTATAGGAGCAATACCTGTAGGAAAAGGAAAAACTCATATTATTGCACTTGCAGCAACAATATCAGAATGTAAAAGACCTGTTTGTATTGTACCGGCAAAACATCTAAAAGAAAAAACACCACGGCATTTTAAGCAAATTGCACAACATTGGAAAATACGCGACGATATTACTTTAGTATCGTATGAAAAACTAGGCGTTGTTTCCGGCAAAAATTATTTATTTGATCTAAAACCAGATCTAATCTGTTTGGATGAAATGCAATATGTAAAAAATCGCCGTGGTGTTGCACGTACAAAACGGATTGAAAAATACATCAGAGAACACAGACCAAAAATACTTGGTCTTAGTGGGACATTTATGGACCGGTCACTAATTCAAGGATGGCATATTTTGTATTGGACGTTTCCATATATGATGCCACTACCAAGACGGTGGATTGAATTCAATAAATGGCGGCAAGCGATTGAAGACGATCCAATGTATACTGGAATATCACCAGGCGTACTTAATCAATTTTGTAGTTTAAATGAAGAATTACATGATGGTGTTGGTAGAAGAATAGTAGAGACACCTGGAATCGTAGCAATGAATTCGGACGGTGCTCGGTCTAGTTTGACCATAGAAGCTATTTGGCCTGATGTACCAGACGAAATCAGTACAGCAGTAGCGGAAATGAGAGAGACATGGGAAACACCTGGTGGTGAACCATTCGAATTACAACTAGATTTGTGGCGCCATGCACGCACACTAGGAACAGGATACTACAACAAGTGGAAATTTCCACCACCAAGAGAGTGGTTAGAAAAACGTCGTGAATGGTCTAAAATGGCCCGTGAAACGCTCCGATACTCTCGAATGTATGAGACACCAAAAGAGATTGCTTTAGCGGCAATACAAGGCAAGCTTGCACAGCAAGATGCACAAATTTACCATGCATGGGCAGAGATCAGAAATATCTATAAGCCGATTACAGTACCTGTCTGGATATCTGATTATTTACTTAAATATTGTAAAATGTGGTTGAAAAATAATCCCCGTGGTCTTGTATGGTGTGAGCTTAAAGCTTTTTCAGAACGTTTATCTAAGATTACAAACATACCATATTTCTGTCATCTAGGTAAAGATCAACAAGGTAGGTTCGTCGAAGATTATGATCAAGGACCAGCTATCGTAAGTCCTAGAGCAATTCAGGACGGGTACAATCTGCAATACCACTGGGATACTAACTTGATCGTTTCCTGTCCACCAAACAACGAAGCAATCGAACAAGTCATTGGAAGGACACATAGAGAATTTCAACCCAGCGATGAAGTTAAAGTCCAGTTTGTGTTTACAGTGGATGAGACGGTTGCCGGGTTTCAAAAAATGTTAGAAGAAGCACGAACATACAAAACTATATTAAATTCAAAATTACTATATGCAGACTATATTAATATTGATATTACTAAACCTATCATAAGACCGACTATAAGATCATGAAAAATAACTTTTTCTATGAAATAATTGTAATAGCAGCGTTAGTAGTAATTATATTCTCAATACAACAATTAACTGAAAGTATTCGTTATTTGGAGTTGAAAATAGATGAACGAATTAATCAAGAAACAACAAGAATTAATTAGAATACAAGAAGAAAGGATGAATAGAAAGGATAAACTAATTATATTACAAGAACAATTACTAAAAATGAACGAAATAATGATAAGAGAACTATACAGAGAAATATTCGATAGAATAAAAAAACGAAAACATAAAAGGAGAAAAACAAAATGACAGACAATAACGACTTTGATGCAATGTTTGACGAAAACGACGATGCTTTCAACGGATTAGATGATCCTGATCTTCAAACATATAACAGATTACCGTTTTTTAATAACGATATGAAATATAAATTAGAAGTATACGCAATAATATTCAGCGCGTCTACTCAAAACAATAATAGATACTACCATATTGAATTCAATATTGAAGAATCTAACGATCCAGAACGGATACCTGGTTCACAAGCTAGGCACACTATAACGATATCATCTATTGCTAAATATAAAAATTATGGTCCAGCAAAATTTAAGCAGTTTCTTTCTGCAGTGACTGGTATACCAGAAAATAGGGCTGATCTGCCCCAAGGTTTTTGGTCGTCGTTAGCAATAGCAGCACTTAAAGAAGGTAAACTAAATGGTCAAAAAGTATACTTACAAACAGTAACGAACAAGAATAATAAAAATTTTCCGTTTCATAATTATTCTTATTGTCCAGCCGAATGAATTATACAGTAATAGATACCGAAACCGATCTTATAGATCGCGCTTATATTTTTCCTAACATTAGTTGTTTGACCTATTGCGACGATCAAGATCGGTCCGGTATCTATAGTTATATGTGTAATAGAATTGAGCAATATGTAGGTGACACGCTGACTGGTGGCGGTCACCTTGTTGCTCATAACGCTGCTTTTGATATGGGTGTTTTATGCGAAAACTATCCGGATCTTTTACCTCTTATATTTCAGGCTTATGATGAAGATCGAATACATTGCACAATAATAAGGCAAAAACTTCTCGATATTGCTCTAGGTAAAATAAGTGCTGATTCAAGCGGTGAAAAAAACATAGGATTTTACACCAACAAGTTTGATGGTAAACGTCATCTAATCAAATACCACTTAAAAGATTTACATTACCGGCGTACTGGTGAAGAATTAGAAAAAGGAGAAGAGAGAATAACCTTTGGACCATTACGGAAAATATCTTTAGACCAGTGGCCTGAAAAACACATAGCATATGCTGTAAAAGATGTTATTGTAACTAAACCTTTGTTTGTTACTCAAAGTCACCCAAAAGTAGCAAATTATCTAGAATGTGAAGGATTACAAACTAGAGCAGCATTTTGTCTTAATCTAATAACAGCATATGGTTTGAGGACAGATAAAAAATTTGTAGATAAATTAAGAGAAGAAACAATAGCAGAAATAGACGAATATTTACCTAAAATACCAGAAGGTTGGCAAGTAAAAAACGTACTCAAACAAAAACCGGCACAAACAAGGGTGTTACGACACGTAATAAACAAACAAATCTGGCCTAAGCTCACGAAAAAAGGTAATGAGATATTCAATAAAAATGACAAAAAGGGATTAGCTACTGCACTTATAGACTGGGATGGTCAGATAGTTGCTTTGTCCCATACCGCATTAAATCGCAGTCCAAAATTTATCACACCAAAACACTTATCGCTTGATAAAGAAGTAGGTAAAGACCTTGAAGACGAAGATCTAATAGTACGTAGTAAATTCCATTCTGCTAGAACCGTGTTAAGTAAGACTATACCAGTACTCGAACAAGGCATAGAATTACCTATACAACCGTCTTATGAGCCATTGTTGGCAACGGGCCGAACTAGCAGTTATGGAAGTAAACTATTTGTTGGTGACAATATACAAAACCAAAAAAGAAAACCAGGAGTACGAGAATGTTATACAGCTAGACAAGGTAAAATTTTTTGTGCAATAGATTATGATACAGCCGAACTCTGCACCTTAGCAGAAGTGTGTTATAATTGGTTAGGACAATCTACGTTAGGGGATGTAATAAATAAAGGTCTTGATCCACACCTTGATCTAGCAGCAGATATATTAGGAATATCTTATACTATCGCAAAAGAACTTAAAACAAAAAAAGATCCTAAAATAAAACTTATTCGACAAACCGTAAAAGCAGCAAACTTTGGTTATCCTGGTGGGTCAGGTGCAAAAGCTTTTAAAGAATACGCAAAAGGATACGGTGTTAGGCTGACCGAAGGAGAAGCAAAAGACTTAAAAAAAGAATGGCTTAAAAAGTTCCCAGAAATGGGAGAATATTTTAAATATATAAGTCAAAAAATAAAAGCCGGTGGTGGTAAGTGTCAAATTAAAGTCCCTATTGTGAATTTTTATCGTGGTGGATGTAGGTATACCGTGGCATGTAATACGCCGTTTCAGAGCCTAACAGCGGCCGGTGCAAAAGACGCAATGTGGGAACTTGTAAAAGCGTGTTACTGGTATGGAAAAAATGAAATACTTTTTGGTGAACGAATAGCAGCGTTTATACACGACGAATTTCTGTTTGAATTTAGAGACGGCCAACCACACATCACAGAAGCAGCAAATGAAGCAACACGAATAATGATCAAAGCATTTAATAAATATATACCACATTGTCCAGTAACGGCCGCACCAGTACTGATGAATAGATGGTCAAAAAAAGCCGAAGATGTACAGGTTGACACAGAAGGCCACCATATACCATATGTTTTTGAATTGGAGGACATCTTTCAATGACTTATACTTACTTCTCAATAGATCCTAGTATTCGCGCTTGTGGATGGGCATCATTAAATGAAGACAACCTTCAAGCCGGACTATGTGTATCAAAAGAAAAATATTGGCAACACGCCGTTTTAGATATTTATGAACAAATATTTACTCTATGTTCAGTGAACATCGATTGTCTTATAATAGAACGTCCTATTATTCAAAAAAATTGGACACAACAAAAAATAAAATCCATAGAAAAACTACTTGTATGTTATGGTACTTTACTTACAATAAAAGCACCACATACAAGACTTTGGACACCTACAGTACCAGAATGGAAGAATCAACTTCCAAAAAAAGTCGCGTATTCCAGAGCTATAGATGTACTAACCAACACAAACATAAGAGTACAGATCGTCGGAAAAATTACAGACGATTTACTACACAATACTCAAGACGCAATTGCGCTCTTAGTAAGATATCTAGAAAAGGAAGGTATTACTCATGACAAAACTTTTTAAACTAGTACAGAAATCAACACCAGGACAATGTGACGCTATGCGCTGTAAGGAAGAATCAATAGGAGAAACCGATTATATTGATGGTAGAAAAGCACAACTGTGTGAATTACACATGCGAGATCTACAGAGATATGCTGGATCTACTGAACCAGTAGAATCTGCTACACTAACAACTACAGTTGTCCCTACTGACTCTCTGGAAAATATTTTAGTATCAAACCTTGCTGTTAAATCCGGTGCGGTAGAATCAAGAGAAGAAACAGCAAAAGAAATACACGGCATAGCACTTGCAATAAAAGTAATAAACATTGATTCAAGAGATAAAGCTGATCAACTTCTTAGTCTTGTACATGAAGAAGAAAAGAAACTAAAAGCCGAAGTAAATGCCATGTACAAACCTATTAAAGACGCCGCAAAAGCAACAAAAAATCGTCTTGATTCTTGGTTCGGCCCTACTCTTGATTTTTATACAGAAGCAAAATCTGCATTAAAAGAAAAGCTTGGAAGTTTTTTACGTGCAGAAAAAGCAAAAGAAGACGTAGCGCTTGCAACTGGTGATCACGAAGCAGCAGCCTTATGTGCAACAGAGGCATCAGAAAATGTCAGACTAAAGAGATCATACAACTATGCAATTCTAAATGACGGTAAAAATTTACCTCTAGAATTACTTGCGCCAGATGACACAAAAAATGCTGAGATAGTAAAACTATTACCACGTGAGATGCTTATACCAAATTATGATCTAATATCTGCTCTTGTTAAAGAACACGGTGACATGTTAGATATACCAGATGTACGAATCATTCTTGTTGAAGATATTCAGATGAAAGGTAAACGAAAATAATGCGTATTGGAGTATATATTAGGGGTATTAAAAAAAGTAGAAATAACCCATACGAAATTGCTGATCATCTAACAACACATGGAATTTCTTTTGCGGTTTTTATGGTGATCTGGCAAGAAGCAACAACAAAAAATAGCAGATTTGTGAATACTAAAGTGCTCGCAGAATGGTCAAAAATTTTTCACGAAGCTGGAATCGAAACGTGGATATGGGGTTATCCCTGGTGCGGTCATGAAGATGTTTTTGTAAAACGTTTAGAATGGGCCAAAAAAGAGTGCTCTGGACGCCTGAGAGGTATTATTCTAGATCCTGAACTTGGATATCAAGGCCATAAAGTCGGCCGGTCAGAAGCCAAATTTGGTGCTACTACACTGATAAACGGTGTACTGGATACTATGGATGAATCAACACTCTTGGGGGTAACGAGTTTTGGTGCCGGTCATGTCCATGGAACCTTTCCCTGGTCAGAATTTTGTGCCGGTTTTGGCTCACCGCAATTTTACAAAACTACTAATCTGACACAAATCAGTAAAGGACTAGCACATTGGGTACGATCAGGATGGTCAGAAATCTACCCATCTGTCCCAGCTTTTGGTCAGAATTCTGGTACTAAATTAAGAGACTATATCAATTTAATTGAAGACTGTGCTAAAAATTCTGGTATAAAAATGACCATACCTGGATATATCGTGTGGTCACTAAAACAATTAGATGGTGGTGAATGGGACATATTAAAAGAATTAGCAGACCGAAAAACACTAATCTTGTCAGGATATTAAATGCTCATGTTGAACTTGCGTTGTGTACAATAGCAAGCGCAATTAGGAAACCAGTCTCAGACATTGAGCACCAATGTAAACCGATCCTAGTTACTCTTGCGCGTAACTGCTACCGTGAGCGCCGCCGTTACCCACGAATACGGCTTAAGGTAAGGAGCGAAGAAGAGATCCCGACTAGAAAGTTCTTAAGGGAAAAACGGCGGACATGGTAACTTAGATGGATCTGGTCTAGGATTCCAGTTCTGTTCCAGTATGCCTTTATTAAAGTAACTGTCTATTTTGTCACCACACAAATGTGATATTGTACAACCACCTTCAACTACAGAATGCATTCCATCAAATTCGAAATTAGCTAACATATGTCCAAGTTCATGTCCTAATGCCAGTAGATCTGGTAGTACCTTGATTAGCGGTGGGTTTTTATAACAATCATATCTACCAGTACACTTAAAATTAGTATCTAAACAATGCCAATATTTTATACCGCTTGGTAGTGTTTTATAGTTTTTAATTATATACACATAAAAATGCTTTATGTGTTTTTGCATATCAGTAATACCATAACACATCATTACTGACATATATTTTGCATCAATTAAAGCGTGATCAACCTGTACACCATTAGATATAATTTTTATGCCTAATGGTGTACGTTCATCTGGTTTATATTGCGTATAAGTACAACTACACAACAAATTTAACAGGAGTAATAAGCCTAGATAAGTTTGAGTTTGTATCCAAAAACAGTTCAAGGGCTTGTTTATGATCTTCGTTCTTTTGTACTGCACTAAAACCTACCTTTACCCACGGGGCATAATCAACCCCATACTGAATTTTTTGAAAAAAGAACCAAAAAATCGAATTTCGATCAATACGAAATTGGCCGTATTTTTCGTGTGTGTGAAAAAACGATTCCTTATTCATGATTTATACTTTTTCGCCTTGTGTAACTTCGGTTTGGATTTCGTTGCCCACCAAACGAAATTTATCGCGCAATTTAGCAACCTGCAAATACTGATTTCTAGGTAGACTAAGGAAATCCATATAATCCATTCCAAGACAATGTTCAGTGATCCATTCTTGTGAGGTTAAAGACCAGTACGTAACCTCTCCTGTACCTTCATTAATTTTAAATCTTGGCATAGTTTTTGCTCCTTTTTGATTGTTTTGGTGGTCTTATTGTAGGTTTTTCATGGGGTTCTAGAAAACGATCTATAAAACGCTCAATTTTATAGATTAGCTCTATTTGGCACGGTTGACCGAATTCATTTGGTGGTAATATAAAATGTGTTTTTTGTTGCATACTAATTGTTTATCATAAAACAAACTAAGATGCAAGATAATAAAAAACAATAAAACAAAAAACTTACTATGGTTTACTTATAACTACCTTAGCACCACGAAAATAATCTTGGTTTGTTGAACCATCATTACCGGCTTTAAGCGTAGCGTAATATTCTCTGTTTACTAATGGGGTTAAATTATCAGCAGTAATAACAATATCTTGCAAATCTGTTGTACCATCATCATAAATACGGGATGTAATGACTGAGTCTACATTATTTCCATATTCATGATATGATAATTCTACACCTACCCTGTTAGTACTGGATCTTGCAGCACCCGGAACAACACTGACAGATACAGACAAATCGATTTCAACATCAGGAATTAATTTTAATGGTATTACTAAATACCCACTATCTATCATACTTCGCATCTTCCACTGTGTAAAAAGTTCCCAATCAACAACGTTAGAAAGGCATATCGGCTGGCAACTACAAGTCGGTATCATATACTCAACTGGTACAAGTTTTATTGCGTCTAGTATTTGTGATACACCATCAACTTCTGTCGAATCACTGGGAATATCTCCTACATCATTAAGTAAAGCTTGTATAAAACCAAAATAATCCGACATAGTGTCAGCAATTAAAGCCGTACCTTCTGTTTCTCCAGGACCAGAGCAATCTTGTGCAATCACATCTGGAAAAGCACCCGAACTATTTGGTATATCTGCAAAATCTTTCATTATATTACCTCTATACTCCTATGTTTTTATATGACTGCCAATGACATTATAGATGACTCAGAACTATGATCATATAATTCATCCCAAGTCTCACCATAATCTATTGATTTATATATTTTTCCGTTCGGTGACGTACCAGCAAAACAAACACCACCACGATAGTGTATTATTTCATAAATACGTGTTTCTGAACCTAGTTGTCCAAGATCTTCCCAAGTATCACCATAATCAATTGATCTAAGTATTTTTCCTGTATTCTGAGTACCTGCTAAACATATTCCATCTTTAATAAAACATAGTGTTCCTATACCAGTTTCAGATGCACCAGGATCAATTTCATCCCACGTTAAACCATAATCTTCTGACTTAAAAACATGAGCCGATCCGTAAGAACCAGCTAAACAAATTCCATTTCCTAAATAAATTATTGAATAAATCCCATCTTCTGATCCTTGTTGACCTAAATCTGACCACGTGGCACCATAATCTGTTGATCTAAGTATTTTACCAATACCTAAAGTATATGTACCAGCTAAGCAAATTCCGTTTTCAACATAACATAAAGCAGTTATCCAGGTTGCTGATCCTTGTTGACCTAGGTTTGTCCAGTTTTGACCATAATCTGTACTACGCAAAATTAATCCACCTGTTGCCGTACCAACTAAACAAATTCCATTTTCTGTGTGACACAATGGAACAATAGATGTTTGGGAATATTGTTGACCTAAATCTGACCAGTTTGCACCGTAATCCGTTGATCTAAGTATTTTTCCATTACTTTGAGAACACGCTAAACAAATTCCATTATTAATGTGTATAATAGATCGAATTGCTGTTTGTGAAGCTTGTTGGCCAAGATCAATCCATGTATCTCCTTGATCTAGTGATCTAAGAATGTGTCCAGTATTATACGTACCAGCTAAAAGATTTGGATATTCAACACACAATATACACCAAGTAAAAGCCGGTTTATATTTTAGAATTAAGTTTTTAAGTTGTGTTTCACGCTGTGGATTTGCTTGTCCCATAATAACAGATGGAGATGAAGGCCAACCGGACGCCACACCACTAACCCAAAAAACATATCGCCACGTCCAGTGTGCGTTTATCTCTGTAGGAACAACATATTCTTTTAATGTTTTAATAAAATATAAGTAATATCCAGAATATCCACGACTATGACCTGCATATGCAATATCTGAACCTGCAGCAAGATAATATGCTGGTTCTTGTACTGTATAAAGATTGCCGTTAACTAATAACTCAAAAGAATCAACTGTTACGTCTGAAGGATCAACTACAGGATTGTTTTGTGTTACTATTAAATCAAAACCGGCATCTTCTAGCGCATTTTGTAAATGTTTCCATGACGCCGTTGTAGGACGTTTATATACTATATGCGCTAACATTTGACGCCGAGTTGCATCAGATAAAGACGTATCTGATATAATACCATATTCACGTTCTAGATCAGACAGATTTCCCGTAAGACGAGGATTTCTTACATTAGCTAGTAGTTGCAATTCGTCATAAATATCTTGATAATCTTCTGCAAGACCATCTAAAAGCTTAGACAAATCACCTTCTGGATCTATTCCGCCTAGTTTACTGTCAGGAAAAAGCGCTTCAAGAATTGTCTTAAAATCAAACATATGTTATGCTTCCAAGTTTTGCTAATTCACCAGCACCTAACGAATATGAAGCTAAAAACACACCAGCTGTAATTCCAATACCAATACCAGAACAGCTTGCACCATAACTATCGAGTACGTCTTGTACAACTTTTGAAATAAGAGGATCTGTAATTTGATCGGCTTGACTCGCTTGTGAATCAAGACCTTGAATATATGGCGTAGCATTTCTGAGATATTCATCTATATCATTATCGAGATCTGTTTTTGCTTGTGCTTCTAATTCAGATACAATATCTAAACCACGAATTTCAATATAAATCTGTGTACGAATAATAGGTTCAACAAACAGATTATCATCCACCAAACCTAAGCTAGGTCGTGCTATATTGGTTGTTTGATCTTCAGTAAGATAGTCTCTAACATCTGAAAGTAAAGCAGAAGTAGGAATACCGTCTGCCTGAATACTGCTATCACATTCACAGTATACTGTTACATGTCCAGGATATTCAATCTGTAAAATTTCAAAATCATCAAACTCACAATAGCCTGATCCAGTACATAGAGATATTAATCTAATCCTATCATCGTCGTTTACATCTTCACCAACCAATACTGTAATATCAATTTCTTGCCAAACAGAACTTACAGTACCCGTCCAAATTGTATGCTCACCACATTGTACACGTGGATATGCAGTTCCATCACCGCGAGCCCATCCAGTAATTTGATATTTATTATAAAGTACAAACCAATCATTTTGATAAGCATACGGGTTGTTTGTACCATTATAAGCTACTCTAAGAACTTGCGTACCCTCATGAGGTGTTCCAGTTTGTTTTGATAACGTAGCATTATTCCCAACCGTCCAAACAGACGTTCCAGATTCTTCCATATCTAAATCTAGATCCTCATAAAAAACGCTTTGTCTTATTGGTGTACCCGAATAAGGAAAAATTCGAGTTATACTTAATGTTTCTTGACCCCAATTTCTAAAGTCCGCTGAGTTACTACCGCCACCAGTAGTCTGAACTTCATCTAAGACCTGTCTACGATATACCTCTATATCTTCATCGTCAACCCCTTCTGTTGAGATAGACGCAACTATAGCAGAATTATCAATACCTGTTATCGGACTAGACAAAGTAAGAGTGTCAGAAATAGCCAATTCACCATCGATACCTGCTGTATAACATGTTACAGTAGGACTAGCAGTACCACCAGATATGGTCACAAGTGTTTGTGTGTAATACCGTAAACCGTTTGAGTCACCTATAAACACCGTACCAGCAGGGAGGTCTATTCCATTAGTACCAGTACACGTCAACACCATTTCACAGGCAATTGCTCCTTGATATGTTACACCATATTCATCACCAAGTCGCTTAAGATCAACACCTGTAGCCGTCAAAATTAAATTTTGAAGCTGTCTCTCTGCTGAAAGTTTATAAAGTCCTACAGTTAATAAAGCCTGAACATGACCTAAAACCCGAACAAAAGCTTTTGGAGTTAATGGCGCATCTTGCCCAAGAGAGGTTTCATAGTGTGAAACAGCTATATCAACTAAATCTTGAAAAGTTGGAATTGTTAAACTCATAATTTTGTTACCTCTTCTAGCTGTATCTTCCAATTCAAACCATATTTTGTCGCTAGAATAGCAATTGCTGTTTTTCCTGGTGGTTTAATTAATATTAAAACCTGAATGACAGTACCGTTGGGATTTTTAAGTCTAACATCAACTTCTGACACAAGTTTTTCGTCAATCATCCACTGCAAATCTTTAAGAGCAATACTTCTTGCTTTGTTTAGATTTGAAATTGTTATCGGATTGGTCTGAAGAAAACCTATAAACTCTGATCCAACATGTTCTATGTCTTCTTCCATAATTACATTCATAAACCACGGTTCACAGAATAGGGATAAAATAACACTGTTTGTAAGACCATTATCAAGTTTAGGTTGTCCACCTAAAACAATAATATCTAAACCATTACCATTAGAATTAAGGAGCGGATCACCCTGATAAATACTTGTCATGGCACTAATACCGTTTCTACTTTTGCACTAGACATATCTGCAGATGACGACGTACCTGTTGATGTCGTTGGTGAAGTTGGTGTAGTCGAACCAGGAGGACCAGGTAAATATGGATGAGTATGAGAATTATAAGTAGTAATAAATGTATTCAAATCAGACAGCAGAGTATCAAAAGCAGATTTCATTGCCGTAAATTGTGTAACCCAATCTGACCCATCATTATTAACTATATTACCACTCGCTGTTAATTCGATGGAACCTGACCCATTATCTAACCTAATACTACCATCACCGTTCAAATAAATCCAAGCAACTACATTATTATCACTATCTACAGCATATATTTTCTTTTCACCACGTTCTAACGTTTCATCAATATCAACAAGATCGTTTATTGCAATTGCTAGTTTCCAAGTTTGATTAAGATCTAACACTAAAACAGTTGTATCATCTAAAGGACTAGATTGTTCTCCGTTCTGATTAATATACTCAACAGATTGTACGTCTTCGGCTTCTGATAATTCAACAGACAACATTCTAGAATCTTTATCACTATCTAGATTTTCAACTATCTCTGAACCAACGACTGTCCCTATATGTACGTTTATTGCCACTTAAAAAACCTTATCAATACTTAAACTATCTAAAAGACCGCCATTATCGTCACTAAAAACATAAGGTATTTCTTCACCGGTATACGCTTGTGGTGGGGTTAATACTAATGCGCAACTTGCACCGTTATTATCAAGAGTATATTCTACTTCTTTTATAAGAAATTTAAAACCTTTCCCTAGCCAAATATCTTCGTTTTCTAACATAACTAAAGTATTTTCACGATATAGATTACTACTGCCTTGTGGACGCCACCCGATCCTAGGTATTCTAATGGTTAATGCTTCTGCCCATTTTTTTGATCGTTGCCATTCAGCAGTTTTATTTACCTCGTCCATATTAACATTATCTGCTCTATATGTTGTTTGTCTGCTTATTGGAACTATAGAATCATCATAGGCTTCTGCAATTTTTGTTAGCTGTACGGTCTTATAGTTTCCGCCGGGCTTTTTTCTTATTCTCTTTTTTAGTTTTTCTGTTTTCTTAACTCTTATAGGAGTTGTAGAAATAACCCGATAAATAGCAAACAATTCACGTCCATTATATTTTGCACTTATGTTTGTTACATCTTTTATTGTCTCTACAGGTTTACTTGAAGTATTTGCTTTTGTAAAAAGAACTTCGCCCTTTTCGTTTGAAGTAATTAAAATTCCAAATTGTGCTGCAAGTTCATTAAGAAAATTAAAAATGGTTTGTTGTTTATCTATACAGACCCTATCAAAAAATTGAGCACCAAGACTCTCATCGAAATTCACAACAAGACCTAGATTACTTATTAGTTCTTCGGCAAGTTGTTGAAGACTTATTTCTTTAAACTCATATGGTGGATATCTAACACTATCTATAATATCACAAGCTGAACTGTAAATCCCAACAGTAAGTGTTTTTTCTTCAGATGTTATTTGTGGTACAATTGAATAAAGAATACCAGTAATAACAAGTTCACCACCAAGATAGACTTTTGCTTCTTCATATCCAAAAGGCGTTATAAGCTCTTTTATTTTATCATTTAATATTATAGTTGCGCTACACCCATCAGCACAATTATCAATACTTCTAAAAACCCGGCCGCTCACAACAGGTATTTCTTCACCATTTAAAACAAGAGTGAAGTCTTTCTCGTCTTTTCCATCTAAAAAAGATCCTACTAAACTAGATAGTTTTTTTATTTCATCAAACATTACACGTTTACACGGATTTCTTTACCTGCTGGCAACCAAATAATTTCTGAACTTTTTAATTGATTAAGCCCTATTAACTCATCATATTTATCTAAAGTACTATATTCACTAATACAGAATTCTGCTGTTACCCTAGGTTGAGTAAGTGTAATGGTTTTTTCAATTTTTAGATCTCCTACTAAAGACTGCATATATTTTAAAGTAAGCGCAACCAAAGTAACAATATCTGTATAAACAGCACTGTTTGAAAAATACTGATTTTCTATCAGAGCAGTTTCTTGGTTTTCTTGTTGTGTATCATAAGCAACAGTCATTTCAGAAAAAGCATTTATTAATTGTTGTGATAAGTCTAATGCTTGTGATCTACTAGTAATGTCGTTTGCCGTAAGAAGTATTTGAGAAAAAGCCACAATAGAAGATATGCTTACTAGCTCGGCCGTCGCAATGTTATTTTTCTTTTCTTTATCGGTTGACCACGTTTTAGTAATTGATCCACCAACTATGCCTTGTGACGGTGTATTCTCACCAGGTAATAAAGAAATTAAACTAGATCGTAATTCAGCATATTTTGTTATCCGCTTTTTTGTATCTCTACTTGCTAACAAAGGCAGATTTATTAAATTCTGTAATTGTCCTGCTAATTCTGACAAAGGTAAAAGAACAGCGTCTATAGATCCCTGTATACCTAATTTAACAGAAGTAATAGCAGAAGAAACTAAATTCTCTACCGCAAACACTGGACTAAGAATGAAATCAACTACATTCCCAATACCGTCAACGGTGTTTTCTATAACCGATCGAAGTGCTCGGCTTGTTTGATCACATGCTGCTACAAACTGCTCAATAGAATTAAGCTGTACAAGCGAGCACTGACCGTCAACAAGGCCAGCCATTTCCCTAGAAGTAAGAAGCTTGTCTTCGTCAATCGATTCAATCCACTCGGTTGAAACCTCTGTATAACCCCCCTCAGCCGATAGACTTGACTCACGTATTGAAATAAGCTGTAATCCAAGATAACCATAGATAGGATGTATCACAGCCCATTGACCAGTTTCTCGCGCTGCTATAGCATAAAAATCCCTCGCAAATAAATCATTATTTTCATAATCAATAAACCTGAACGTAATCGAAAACCGGTTAGAAGACGATTTAAGATCTTGCGCGACAGTACCTTGAATATTTGGATAATCAAATAAACCTACTTTTTTATCTGTTCCTTTTGTACTATCAATCCATCTTGCAGAAAATTCAGTGCTTGTTTCTGGACTTGTTAAAGTAATAGTTGCATCGCCTATGCGCTCTTTCCAATTGTCACCTTCTTGGAAAAATGCATCTACAATACCCGATCCTATTTCTTCAAAAATTCCCATTTCGGTTTATTGATTCTTTCCCAGATTATGCTGTATAGGTGGTGCGCCTTTTGTAGACTGTTTAAATGTCATACCTTGTGGCGGATTCTTGAAATTAAATTCACCGCTTATTTGAACTTTCTGTGTAGCAGCAGATTCAGCGCTTACTTTTGGAGTAGATCCAAGGAGTATGTTTGGTAAAGCTTTTTCTGACACTTTTAATTTAACAGATGACAACATATCTAAACGTCTTGTAATAACACGTTGCAGTCCTTTTTCTGTTGTTGGTAGTTTTGTTTTTGTACCTAAAAGATATCCTGGTTCGTTTACTTGCTTTTTTATTTCCGCTTCATCACGACGATCTCTTTCACGTTGTATCTCAGCTTTTGATCTAGGTTGAATTGCTGAAAGTCCTAACATACTTGAAATAATAGGATGATCCCTCACAAAATCTTCTATAGCCCAATTAATATCCTGTAAGTCTCTCTTTACCGCTGCTGTCATTGAATCCCAATTTTTAGCCCAAACAGTTGTTACAGTTGTTAATGTTACAATAGATGCAATTAAAAGACCTAATGGATTTGCAAATATAGCAGCATTAAAAGCCCATTGTGCAACAGTAACAGCTTTTATGATTACATTATAAGCAAGAATAGCAATACCAATGCCTTCAATCATTCTCTTATTTTTTTCAATAACACTCCACATATCTCTTAAATCAGAAACTATTTTTGAAGGATCTATGCTATCTAGTGAATCTTGAAATGAGTCTAGTGCGCCTGGAATTTGATCACTGAACATGTCTATGACTTGAAAACCAACTTCAATTAAACGAGATCGCATTATTTTAAGTTTATTTGGTATAGAATCACCCATACGTCTTGCAAGATCTGCAGCGGCACCCGATGCACCTTCAAGTCTTTTTTGATAAGCACCTATTTCTTCTTTCCCGGCTTTCATTAGTATAGTAGCTGAATTAACAGCACGAGCACCAAACAAATGACTATATGCTGCTTGTCTGGCTTTATCTCCTAATTTAATTGTCTTTTTTCTAACATCGTCCAATATATTTGTCATTGGACGCATTTTCCCTGTGCTATCCTCTATAGTAATATTATATTTTTTTAAAACCTTTTCAACTTCAGATGTTCCAGAAGTTAATCTTAAATACATGTTTCTTAATGCTGTACCGGCTTGTTCCGCTTTTTGTCCGCGTCCAGCAAGTATACCAAACAGCGCACCTAATTCTTCAAGTGATCCGCCCACTTCTGTAGCTGTTGATGCTACTGGTTTTAACGACTCCCATAACATAGGGACGTTTGTATTTGCTGAATTTGCAACAGCTGCCAAGACATTGTTTACACGATCAAGATTACTGACAAGTTGTTTTGAATCACTAGACATAAGATTCAATGCACCTAATGCGTCACTAGCAATATCAGAAGCCTGTGCAAGATCCATATCACCAGCTATCGCGAGATCCGTAACGCCCTTTAAACTTGCCATAGACTGTTGTGCTGTGAAACCAGCCATAGCAAGATAATTTAGTGCTTCTGCAGATTGTGCCGCACTGTAAGGAGTTATTGCAGCAACTTCTCTAGATGCTTTTGCAAGTTCGTTAAACTGTCTTGTACCTCTATCAAATTTAAATTTTGACGCAGCGCTTGTGATAGCGTGATCAAAACCTAAAAATTCTTCCGTAAGACTAGAAATACCTTGCCGTAACCTACCCAAACCTGCAGTAATTAAGTTTGCACCAAGTACACCACCAAGAATAGTTTTAAGCTTTGTAGCACTTACAATTGCACGCCTAAAACTACTTTCAGAACGTTGACCGAACAAATTCATACGATTTGTCAACATTCCTACTTTAGAAGACATTTGATCGTGAGCTTTAAAAACAGTATCTATAACATAAGTATCAGCCATTTTTATTTTGGTTTCTCTGCTTCAAACAAAACACAATGCATACGATCCCAATATTTTAGACGTGTATATGTTGCTTTTTCAATACTGTCTATGTTTTGTTGTCTCAAATATTGATTAAACATCCATTGATCAAGATTACCTAACCCGCTAAAAAAATCAAACCAAGATACTCAGCAATTGTTAAATCAACACCAGAAATCTTCTGGATTTGTTCTGGTTTCTTTTTTGCCAAAAATCCAAGTAAAGCATAAAGGCGCTCATGTTGACCTTTAAACCTTTCCATCTGTACTTTAGCCATACCAGTAATTTCATGGTATTTAAATTCTGTACCGTCTTTTATTGTTTGTATAACCAACAATTCATCTGCTGTTTGTGTTATTTCTAATTTGCCTTCTAGAATAGCTTTTATTAATTTTAATTCAACAACGGCTTGCAGTTTACCGTTATCTAAAATACTAAGATCTACATCATAATGATCTAAAAGCAGATCTAATTGTTCTTTTGCACTTACTTCTGAAATTTCTGTAACCATGTCTGTCATTTTTTATTGCTCCTTGGCTGTTTTTTACGCCGCTGAAATATCCCATTTAGTCCGACAATAAACCGAAATAGAAACTGTACCATTTGCTGTGCTAACTTCGTCAACCTTCAAAAGTCCAACACAACCCCAAACAGACCCATCCCTTAATACCATAAAAAATTCAATCTGTTCAGCAGAATCCGACCATCCTCTTAAAAACCCTAATTCAGTAGAATCAACTCGTAACATAATGTTTGAAGCACTTGGAACTTTTCTAACCGACTTAATACTAGCTGGTCCAGATCCATTTGCTTCGAGTTCATTATCCCACTCATTCATGACAATACTGATATCTGTATCTGTCACCGGTATAAACGATATACCATTAATATTTACGTCTAATACTGATCCATGCATGTTTAAATTCTCCTATAAAAATTACGCCGCTGCAAGATTAATATCAAAAGCAACTTGAAGTGTAATAATGTTTCCAACACCACTCAAAAGACAAGGAAATACAATATCAAAACCATCCGAACTATCTCTGATCGCAATATATCCGCTTTCTTTAAGTAGATCCTTAGTAAAATCAGAATTATATAACCACCCTTTACCAGCAAAAGCATCTGCCAGTTTGTTTAGTGCTGATCTAACGTTTTCAACGCTTCTTGCTTTTTCTCTGTCTATTGCATTTGAAACAAGCGCAATATCCTCAACAATGGTAAAACCTTGCCACTTTGAAGACTCAAATTCTGCACCAACAGAATAAAGAATATTCTGAAGTTTAGCAATGTTTGCCATTTCACGATAACCGTTCGACGAAACAGGAATTGCAACACTGTGATAAAAAGTAACCACATTAGAAAGCTTTACTGAACCACCTTTTACAACGGTCGCAGTAATACCAGCCTTTGTAGCAGTATCCCGATCACTATATGCAGAAGTCCATCTGTCTGCTACGTCGCCCGGAAATACTCCAAGTAATATCTGTCCAACATAACCCTCGGACGGCCTAACAGAGGCAATCTGCTCCATTATAGCAACCGTCTTCGCCGCTATTTCGTGTTCTGAGTTTGGTGATCCTGGAACAGCCACACAACCAGATGTACGATCTTCCTCTTGTCGGTTTCCGCCTAGTGTAATAAGTGCTGACAAGCCTGCAGATCCGGCCGCTGTGTCACTAACCATTGAACGTAAAGGTCTATGAACCAATTGACCCCAATTCCCTGTTGCCACATTTCCTACACCGTTCCAATCGCTTAATGCATCCAGAGAAGTAGTATCTTGTCCGTTAATATGTACTAGAGCAGTAAAATAGTTTTCGTTCTGATCATCGTCTAAACCAAGTTCATCTAAAACATCTTGCAAGACAGCAAGACCAGCACCGCTTGACATATTAGTAGGGGTTGCAGTAATCCCGGCCGGTAACTCTTCACCAAAACCAAGATTTAATTCTAACGTAAAATCACCCCATGGACCAGCACTTTTTGCTGTAAAATCGGCTTGTTCAGCTGTAACGCCGTTCTCGGCTGCTGACACAGGAAGATCTGGATCAGCTGTTACTGCAGCTACAACTTTTTCCTGAACATTTTCACCATCGTCATCAATTGCAATATTAATGCCTTCGATTTTATGTCCACCTACATAAAGATGTAGCTGTCCCGCAGCCGTACAAGTACCGGCAAACAAAACATTACCTGTACTTTGTGTAGGCGTAGCGGGCTCAAACATAGGCGCAAGCCACAATTCGCCATCATATTGCGCACGAACCCATTCAAGCATTTTTGCTGCTGCAGTCCCACGACCAGCTTTATTTGCATGATAGGCTACATTTGTAACAAGTTCAGGTATGTTTTCAGTAAAATTACCTTCATTAGCAGGTAATACCGTAGCACAAACCAAAACTTTCCTTGATACGTTTAATGCAGCAGAAGTAAACGGCGTGTTATTAGCACTTATTCCAACACCTGCTGCTAGACTTGAAGCATTTATAGTCATTCTTTATACACTCCTGTTTGACCGTTAGACGGTTCTTCGTTTACCTTTATGGTTAGATCAATAATATCACCTGCTGTTCCACTATCACCAACAAATGTCTCTTCTACATCACATTCATAAGTCAGAATAGCCGAACAAATAACACTATTGCCAAAATACATTGGCTCTTCTTTTTTAATGTTAGAAATCCAACGATTTGCAAAAATTGATTTACTTAATCCAAGAAAAAGATTTCTATTATCTGTTAATACACCAAACACAACATTAATAAAATCATCTAAATTTGTGTTTGCTAAATTTTTAGAATCTTGTAACGCTGCTAATACTGTAGCACGTTCCCCTTCTGTTGATTCAGAATCTTCAAGAGTCGATAAATTGACTTTAGTATTTTGTGAAAGTTTTAGATCAATATTAAACTTACAAGAATGGGTTGCTGGTCCAACAAGACCAGATAAATGTTTTGGCAGATCACCTTGAACATAATACACCGAAACAAGTTTGTTGTTTCCTATAATCTCACTTTGACCAATAGGTAAATCTTGATATCCAATCGTACGATATCTACCAGCAGCACCAGCACCAAGTGCAGTTACAAGGGCGGTTTGTACAGATTGAAAATTCATTAGCTTTGTTCAGCCTTAGTTAAATACAGCTTTATAAAACCAATTGATCTACCGTGCATTATTGGTTTATCTAAAACATAAGTAACAAGAGTATCTGTTGTACTTGGATTTTCAGGTATTCGTACTGCCCAATTTTCACCATCAATAGGTACTCTTGTTAATGAAGATATTCTAAGCGTAACTACCGGTTTACCTGAAAAATTTTCATTTTCGTCTATTGAATCATAAAGAACTTGTCCCACAAGATCATCATAAACAACACCAGAAGGATCAATCAACTCAACTGGCAAGCCGAAATCACCTTCAAGTGTTGTTTCAAGATCTAACTCTATTTGTTCTCTTATGTTCATTTAATAATTCCCTGCTGGTTTTATCCTGTAATGTCCAGGCCAGCAGGGAAGGGTATTCATTACGTTGCACAACCTGTCATAACCACAAAAGCATCAGTCATAGTAGTAGCAAAAATAGGTGCTGCCTGAACACGAATGGTCCATCCCTTATTATTGCCATGCGGATATGCATCAAAATAAAGACTGTTAGGGTCAAATACGTTCCCTGGTCTTGCATTAGGCGCAACCGGCGGATTATCTAGACTAAACCCAAACAATGATCGGAAATCTGCTCTTACAGAAGGCGCCATAGGCATTACTTCCGGTGGCCCAAAATAACGATCACAACGAGTACCAGTATATCCAAGTACAGCATAACCGTCAGGCAAGTACTTTGTTTGTGTACCAGCTGGATTTGTATACAAATCTTCATACAAAAACAGATACAGTTTTGCACCGTTCGGTGTAACCAGAGCACCAACACACATAAACCCGTTTGCAACCATACGAGCATATCTGGGTGGAATTACATCTTCAGGACCGATCCGAATAAGATTGTAACCAGAATTCTCAGCAATCCCGGCAAAAACTGTATTCTGGATCATGGCATACCACGAATCAGAAGCCAGTAACAAATAATCAGGCGTCACATGAGCGGCACCACGAATAAGATCGACACTATCCGCGATATCACCCAAAGGATCACCAGTAGACCATTCTGTCCCTACTGCAACAGTATGACCAGACGGGCGCAAGAAATCGTACTGTAAATTAGCATCTGTTGTTCCATAAATCGCCGGTTGTTTACCTGTCAAAATACTTTGCCAGGAGAGATACTCGTTCAAACGACCAACACGTCGAATCATTTCTTGAGCACCGTCTAGCGCAAGAAACATCATACGATCTTCCCTTGTGACTCGTGCTTCATTACTTTCACCTGGAATAGCAAACAAAAGTTGGCTTGCACGAATTGGGTATTCATCCTCAATCAAAGGATAAACACGCTGAAACACGCTTTGTTTTGCCTCAACCAATTTCGTTGTTGATGCATCTATACCTGGAACACCACCACGTGGTACAAGCGCTGCAAGACGATCATTACCACGTCGAATTGCGATCTCAACGGTATTTTTATCACGTGAATAAACAGTTTTAGAACCACCGGCCGCCGGATTGCCAAATAAACTTTGACCACCTTGCGATATACCGATCATGTCCTTATCAGAAAATGCTTCTACTATTGTTCTAGTAAAATCATCTTTTTCAACAGGAGTATTTTGATAACCAGCCATTTTCTATATCTCCTTATGCCTCATAAGAGGTGCCTTCTTGAGTATCAACAAGATGAATCCCAAGATCCGCCAAAATCTGCCATGCTGCTTTTGCAAGGTTTGTTGGCACGTTAATAATAGTATCTTTTGTAAGAGAATTCTCAAACGTAACAAGATCCTCGTTTAGAAGTAGATTATCACCACCAACGATCATTGAAGCATCAGAAATAGGTCCAGCTTGAACTTCTGCTTCTGTATACGTATCAAGTAAAACACCTACAGGATACTGTGTGCCGTCTGTGGCAGTCTCATCAGTCCAGGGAACCCAATTCTCATTGGTTGAATCATAAGCCATAACAGTCCCTTTAACAAGACTACCTGAACGTGTATCATCATCGGCGATTTCTACTCGCCGCGTAATTGTAACCCCACCAATTATATATGGATGGGAACTAATATCTGTCTGTTGTTGTACGACCATTTTTATGCCTCACTTCCTTTGATCGCCTTAACACGATCAGCTACAGATCTTTCATTGTCTTCTACTATATTCGGTTGAATATTTGGAAGCGGTTCTTGATTTGCGGCGTCTTGTTCTGTTCTCAACGCCGCCTGTTTTGCTTTTTCTTGATCAATAAACGAAACCAAAGTATCAAGCACAATAAAAGGTTTCTTACCTTCACAAACTTCTATTGCACAATCCCTTACAGTTTCAGGATATTCACCAGACATAAGATAAGGCTGTACGGCCTTAACATCTGCAAAAGCTTGATCACGTCCTTTTTGTTCTGCTTCAATCACTTTCTGGGTGATGTGAGCATGAACACCAGGATCAGCTAACATTTCTTCTAAAGTCATGATTTCACTTTCTCCATTAATGGTTAATTTATTAGTACTAGGATTATCCTTAGCACTTAAATTTAAATTTAAAGATTCTAAGCCTATCGCGTCTATCATACCAACCTTTTTTGCTGCTTTTGATAAAAGCATAGATCCTTGACCAAAATTAGCACGAATTTCATTAGTCGTTAATCCACGGCCTTCAGATATTCTTGCTACAAACACATCTTCTAATTCATCCAAATTCTTTTGAAGTTTTTGATCAAAACCTTCTTGATCAATTGATGGAAGTTTATACTTAGCATTTTTAGAAACTAACCTTTTTATTTTTCCAAGCCAGTGATCATCGTCTTCCATAACATAACCACCAATTACACCAATTGATCCTTGACGATTAGTCTCAGAAGTAGAAATAATTTTGTTTGCAGCACTTGCTAACCAATAAGCGCCGCTTGCCATATCTCCTTCATTTACAGCTATAACTTCAAAATCGTCTCTCAATTCCATTATTGCTTCCCAAGTTTCATCAACTCCAGTAGAAGTTCCACCAGGTGAATCAAAATGAAAAACAACTTTCTTAGGTTTCGGATCAAGATTATAAACAGCTTTAATGTCATTACGTATGGACTGATAAGTCGTAGACCACATACTATACAGGACTAAATAAGGATCTGGATCAAAAGTTAACGGGCCATAAACATAAATATGCGCGTTTCCGTCTTCGCCTAATTTCATTTGCGGCGTTACTGGAATTTCAGATCTTACGGCTTCTAATTGTTTTTCACTAACCGTCTTAAAAAACGTAATTAATGAAATTAGATAGTCTTGATTACATAAAAGTTGTTGTTCAGTAAAAAACATTTTTATCGATCCCTATCTCTACTATATATTTTTATAGTCCTTATTTTCACTTTATTTAGATAATCTATCTCTCCAACTTTTGCTTTTTTTAATCGGTTTAAGACTGTCTACCTCATCAAGTGCATCTATTAGTGGTTTTGTGTCTTGACAAAACCTGGACACAAACGGAATTACTTTACCAATAAACTTCAATACGGTTAATATTTTGTTTAACATTTTAGCACCTCTATTATTCCTTAAGACTATCTTTTAAAAACTCTTTCTCAATACGTTGAATTTCATCTGAAACTTTATCTGCACTATTACAAAAATCTACAAGCCTTTTCTGTGCTCTTGGATTATTATAAAGTTCCATATACATATCTGCACAAAATTGCTGAATATCTTCAACACCTTCCTGTACCATATCATGTACTTTTACAAAACCATTAACAACCTTTGTAGATCTATTCAATGTATCATCAAAAGTTGCACACCCTTCTAAAACAAAAGCACAAGTAATAAGAGCAGCATATATAATAAACAACACCGCTACAGTAATTTTTTCATTAGTACTAATTTTATTCATTATATTACCTCTGTTGTTCAATCTTATCTAAACTTGTTTTTAAATTATCCAGTTTAGTATTTATTACTTCAAAACAAGTAGTGAGTTTATTTATTGTTTTTTCGTTAGTTTTACAACACAATTCATTATTAGTTATTTTTTCTTTATAACTATTTTGTGTTTGTTTTATAAGAAGTTGCTCTTCGTGATCTGATCTAACAGTAGTAATAGTACAGGTTCCGATGCTTACAATTGCAAGTGCTATAACTGTTATTCCTATATTAGTATACCATTTCATTTTTCTTTTATTTCTTCATTATCTGCTTCTATATCTGTTGTCAGATCATACCCAGCGATGTTTTTATGCACTGAAGGTGTTGCTTTTTTAATATCAGCGTTGACGTTTCCGAGCTCTGGATCAGGCACAAGAATAGTCTGGACAATATCCCAATTTGGAATATCCAGCTTGCTGAATGTTATATGCCTGGTCCCTTTGACTTTTTTTGCTTCAGAGTCAGTATACTCATAATCCACCGACCAAAATCGATAGGTAGCTTTCATGTCCTTTGGCTTTACGCCTGTGTTCAGCGGATCGATCGCAGCCCATACAGACGGGTCATCGCCGTCAGCTACGACCACCCACTCATTTATCGATTGATCATGCAGTATAGCAATGGCAAATAGCTCGCGACGATACTTGCTACCCCACCCTGGCGGCGCCAGTACCCACGGGCCTAATGCGTGCCACATATCATTAGTTTGTTTCGACATCTTGTCAGCGCCGAGAACGGTTATATTGCCATCTCCGTCCGGTATCAATGTCATTACGTATGCTTTATTTAATGCCATAACCGTCCTATTCTGGCTGTGAGATTAGCCCTAAACACTGCTCTCCACCCAACTTATTAGCACCCCAGCAGACATCTCCTGCAGTGGTTACCCACCCAGTGTCTACGTTGGTTCCGTTGCCAGCTGTAGCGCCGGATACTGTTATGCTACCCGCTGCAGGATCAGGCGATATAGTGATCACATCACCGCGAGTGATTGTCAGCGCATCCGACGAAACCAATGTGCTCGACCCAGTCTCGTCAGTAACATATATCTTTTGATCGGTAGCATCATACCATACTCGGATATTGTGGCTTGCGCCGGACTCATCAAACTCGCAAAAAGTGATATCATCCAGATAATCACTACCCCAATATGCGATCCACACAAAGCTAAAAGCGCCACGTAGTGCATCGGGCACGTCAGCACTCAGCCAAACAAACTCATCTTTAGCGCGAGTGGTAGCTACTGCTCCACTGTTGATTGGAGATGATGGATACTGACCTATTTCTAACTGGCTGTTAAATAAATGTAATCCGCTTGAACCGTCGCCGTTATATGTAATACCATTATCGCCATTAGCTAATTCATATCCTGATGGTGTAGCTGCGGCGGCATCCGATGTCGCCGAGTAATACGGCCGGCTGTAATTGTTGGCACTCGCCTCAATGCCGCTTGTGTCTAAATTTCCTCCATCTGTGCCTATAATATTATTTGCAATATCATAATAGCACGTAATATGGGCAGGGAAACCTGCTGTATTCATCAAAAAGTATAACCAAGATCTTTCATCAGCTTTAGCATAGCAAGACATGCAATACGGTGATGACCCATCTGTGTTATAATCTCTCTTGGCATGATGCCTCTGTGCTACATCATTATTCTCAACAACTTTATCTGCTGTAGCGTTGCCATCTGGTCCAGTAGCATCATTAGCAGCAATTGTGGAGTTGGTTTTAGTCCATGCAGCGTTATCAAACTCTCTTACCCGTATGTGTTTATTTTCGACTGCTAGCTCGGATTGCAAAAACAACCGCGACCCAATCTGTACTATCGGCGGCACACCGGAGCCAAAGTCAGTCCAGGCGCCACCATAGTCTACGGATCGAGCACTCGCGCCGGTGTATGCGCCGTCAGAGAATTTGGCTATTGCGCCGCCACTAAACAATCCAGAGCCGTTCCCTATTACGGTCTTAAGTCTACGCAAAAGTACCTTACTAAAAGGTATTAATCCTTTCCCTTTTGGTTTAATGTTATTTCCAATAAAAGAAACCATCAACCCACCTAATAAGAAACCATAACCCTACCAGTAGACACGTTAGGTATGCCCCAAAACCAAACATAAACGTCAATATCCTCATCTGCAGCGATTACAGCACTAAAACCCTCAAAAGGAACACCAAGAGCGTCATCCCCAGACGTAGGTGCAGATTGACCGTCTTTACGCCATGTATGCATATATCTGCCTGGTGTTTTTATATGTATAGTACCAGATTGAATTGCATTGGCAACCAATGTCCAGGCGCCTTGTGGTATATTTACAAAAGTAGGTGCATTCTCCATGTTATATCACTTTCTTCTGCCAGGGAATATCTGGCATATCTGCAAGTTCTCTCTTCAGTTTAGCTCTATTAAGTGCAGCATTCGATCCATTCGTCTCACGTGCAATTCTTTCTTGTGTGGTTGCACCAAGTTCAATCTTAAGCTTTTCGCCAGCACCATATTTTACAGGATCAATATGTGGCTTGCTTCTACCAGTCCACTCGCAATAAGACCAAGCTTTTCTCAAAAACGGATCTGACCATCCTGGACACTTTATTCTACCTCTAGCAATTTCGTTGTCTAACCAGGCTTCATAGATAATATTCAAAAAATCAGAAGCTAATTCATCACGCCATACTTTTAGTATATCCCAAAAAATAAGTATAGCTGCTTGACTAGCAGAATAGTTGCTATTAAATGAAAGGCGTCCTATCTCTGGTGGCTGATTTACAGAAGGATATATTATATCTTCTATTGCTTTATTAAAAGCTGAAAAAGCTTCATTAGGTGAAGACGGATCAAAGCTTTTTAATTCTTCACCAGCATTAAGACTCATTACACTAAGACCACCACCAAAAGATATTGCTTCATCCATTCGTTTATACGTCACAGGATCTACGTCGCCTTCTGGTTCGGCCGGTACTTCATCTTCTGCATATTCTGCTAGAGGTCCAGCATTAGCAGACATACCTTCAAATATGTTTGTCGCTGGCGCATCTTTTGATGGTTTAACCCATAAATTTAAAGACGCTTGAAGACCAGCTTTAATTAACTCAAAAATTTGATAATCTGCTAAAAGCCTAAATTCTTGAAGTAGATGTGCAATTTGAGAAATGCCCCGAACTTGTCCGGCATAATCTGGCATAAACCCATGAATAATAAGTGGTTTTCCGTTACCTGTATATTTTGGAAAAATAGCTACTTTATTATCACCTACTCTAATCCTATATTTATCTATTGCGCCGTTTGCGTTTCTATGAACACCATAATCAAAACGTGTTCCGTTTTCTACCCCTTCTTCAACTTGTGTAGGATCAAAAACACCAAACCTTATTTCCCCGTCTATATAATGAATACGTCCAAAATATTCACCGTCTCTCTGTTGATTACGCATACAAAAATTTTGAAGTTGATAAAAAGTCATGCTTTCAGTAATATCAGAATCTTTACTTATCGCCCACAAATGAAAACGCCTTTGTACGTCTAAACTCCAATCAACCAAGGAATCAGCTGATCGTTTTAAAAGTTCGGCTTGTGGTAAAGCTTCTAAAAACAAACCGCTTCCAATTCCCATCATTGCATACCGATCTACAATCGATTTAGCAATTGTTGAATCGTGATAAGCAATTCGCGCTTGTTTTAGAATTTTTTCGTGATTCAGTTTTAATCCACTTGCAGCAGTAAGTTGTTTTAGACCATCTATATACTTAGCGCCGCTATCGTACGTGTTTCCTGTGTTTATATAAGCAGATGACACGGCCGGCCGTCTTGGTCCAACATACCACCGTTTCTTAGGTGTTTCTATTTTATCTTTTTTCCAAAAAGCAAATTTCATTAGCGTCGCCTTGCCACCATCTGAACAATCCCCCTACCCCTAAGCAAATTATACTGATATTCTCGCATCCTATATAATTGATCAAGAGTATTCTGCATATCCTCTAATTTCCGATTTACAGCCCGCTGTGACCCATCACCAGAATTAAACGAGTACTCTCCTATGTCCTTAGCTACTGCAGACTCCATAGCAGTCTCTAGAGCTGTAATCTGCGTATCTAATGACGTAATTCGCGCTTGAATCCGGGCGCGTCTAGAAGATGATAGGGTGAGCATGTATTAATTACATGGCACACATCTTGCATGAACGCAAGAAAAAAGATAAACAGATGTAATGTTTATTTTTTACTTTTGGTTCGCTGAACCAGGAAATCCAAAACAGTACTATGATTAATGCGCTGTACTTGCGCATCTGTTAATCCCCTACTTTTTGCATCAACTTTATGAGAATTCACCAGTTTATCTAGAAAAATATCCCCGGCCGCCATGTTGTAAACTCGCAGATCCAGCGCTTCATTGGATCGATGTCCGGGATGATAAAAAGATCCGTCTGACAATCTTTCTTCTGCTCTTAATTGCTCAAAGTATTCATCAGTATAATCTCTTGGGAACTCACAAAAACCAGGACTTTGTATTTCTTTTTCTTCATTACGAACTTTATTTAGATTGTTGTAAACATGATGTTTATAATAGTTCGTACTAATTTCATATAATAAAACGTCTTTTTGATCTCCAATTTTAGCTAATCGGTATCTTCTAAAATAATCCGGTCCAGCTTCATCTATTCTTTTTTCTATTTTCTTTTTCTTAAGTAAATTATAACCTTTTATTGGAAAAGTATAATTCCATGTACGACAAAAATCATAAACAATATGAGCATTAAAACCACTATCTATTAATATTAAAGAAACAGGAAAACGCATCCCATCATTACGATAAAACGATCCTTTAATCTCCTGAAACCATAAACTTAAATCTTTCCATGCACCACTACCAATATCCTCAATATCACCATCAATGCTTTTATGTAAAATACTCCAAGTACGAAACCCTCTACCGTGTCCACACACCTCTAACTCTAGTCTTGCTTTTTTGCCCTCATCAGAAGCTTGACCTTTTTGAACATCTATTGACATGGTTAAAAACAAAACACCTTCTGGAACTTCACCAGATTTATAATTACCTCTTAAACTCTGAAGTTTTGAAAGCTGTGGTCGAACTCCTTGTTCTTTATAAGGCAATCCTAAATACAAATTAGTAAAACCCCTCATACCATCTATTTCATCTTGTGCTTTAAGAAATAATTCATACATCTTAAACCAAGTAATCATACCAATAGGTGAATACAATGTAGAAATATGATATGATCTAAAAGTTTTTGATTTAGACCTCGCAGTAGGACGCCATTCACCTTTTATCAAAAAATCCGTTTTATTATGATTATAGAGTTTTCCTTTACAATGTTGACATTCATAATAAACATCAAAAAGAATTCCTTGTTTATAGATTGGTTTAATATGATCCCACTCTAAAACCTGATAAGCACCACAATACAAACACGGAATAAAAAACTTCCTTTGATCACCATATTCATATTGTTTTAAAATCTCAGAAGCATCATAAGTAGTTGGTGTTGACAAATCAAAAACTTTCCTTGTGTGTTCATATGCATTAGTCCGAGCATAGCTCACATCTAACCAAAACCCTTCCCCGGTCCTGGTCTGTGAAGGCGCCCCGTCTATCTCATCCCTTCCAAGTATGCGCTTAGATTCTGCCCTAAGTGACGGTGGTGACTGTGCGCTTGCCATGTCTAGGGTTCCACCAATAAATTCTTTTGAGTGACCTTTATCAGCCGATCGACGTGTTTTTAAATCCACCGTAAAATTATGTTGTATCTTATGTCTGAACCCACACGAATCAATCCCTGGTTCAAGGCGTCGATTAACCCATTTCTCCAATAGAGCATCAGTAGCAGAAATGTACATTATATTACTCGGCGCTTCGTCCATGTAATAAAGGATCACGTTCGTAAGTGCTTCGGTACACCCGATTTGTGCTCCTTTCATTACGGCAATACATTGAATCGGGGAATGTGGGCTAAGTGAATCCATCCATTCAGACATATACGGTGTCCGATCGTTTGACCATGGTCCCGGAAACGGCGATCCGGCCGGCATTATTCTTTTATCTTGAACGTACTCAGATATTTTAAACCGTGGTGGATCAGAAGGTCTGTTTTTAATTTGTTGAATATAAAACTGTTGATCTTGGCTGTTCATTCTTCTTCTTCATCTTCAATTTCTTCTATGTTGTCTGATCCAATATTAGAAAGATAATCCGACATTATACGTTTACAGTGTCCAAGAACACGCCATATCTCTTTATCAATTAACTCTCTTACTCTTGTTATTACTTCAGAATCATCAACTTTACAAATACTACATATTTCAGGTGACAGTTTTGTCCCTATTGGAATTAGTTGACTGGAATCAACAGACCAAAGTTTATTAAATACTTGTGCAACAGTTTTCTTATTTACAAGTTCTCCACGTAATTTTTTATTTTTTATTTGTTTTTCTCTTATTGCTTCACGCTCTTTTAGATTTCGTAAAAAACTAAAATCGTTTATATTATCTATATCTTCTTCAGGCGTATCTAAATCGTTTTTTGCTTTATATTTTGATTTAGTTTTACGTGCAGTTTTTGATTTAGTTTTCTTTTGTGGTGTTCTTTTATCACCACATTGTGTGTTTGTTAAAAAAGCCTGAATACCGTTTAAATTCGTTTCATCTGCTAAATCGTATTTTCCTTTATATTCACCTTTTTTAATTTTAATGAGAAGACCTTTTTGTTCGGCTGTCCGTATTGTTTTCTCCGAAACCCCGCACCTTTTGGCTAATCCTCTACCGGAATAAACGTTCTGTTTTTTAGGCATTAAATTTCCTTTTGCGTACTTAAATTGCGTATATGTTTTAAAGTGCGGAATTTATGACTGTGGCAAAATATTCACACTGTGGCAAAATATTCACACATACTGAATATTTGCGACTGTGGCAAAATCTTCACACTAGTTTTTTTCTGCCTGGCGCGAACAACCT